TAATCAAGCATTATTACTATGCAAAAGACTGGTCAGAAATAAAAGGCAGTAAAGTGCCAAAAAGAATACCTGCTTTTGGAACAAGTAATGCAGGATTAGAAATACTTTATATCAAACCTTATAGAGCAGGGTTTTATTATTATTCTCCTGTAGATTATCAAGGAGGTTTACAATACGCAGAGCTTGAAGAAGAGATAGCGAATTACCATATTAATAATATACAGAACGGTCTTGCGCCTAGTATGCTTATTAACTTTAATAATGGTGTACCTACGGAAGAACAAAGAGAAATGATTGAAAGAAGCATACAAGAAAAGTTTAGTGGTTCGTCTAATGCTGGTAGATTTATATTGGCATTTAATGATAGCAAAGACCTTGCAGCTTCTATAGAACCTGTCATACTTTCTGATGCTCATGAACAATACAGATTTTTATCTGATGAATCTATGAGAAAAGTTATGGTATCACATAGAATTGTATCTCCTATGTTGGTAGGTATAAAAGATAATACTGGTCTTGGCAATAATGCTGAAGAATTACAAACAGCATCAATTCTAATGGATAATACTGTTATAAGACCTATGCAAGTTACTATACTTGATGAATTAGAAAAGATATTAGATTACAATGGTATTGAATTAGATATATACTTTAAAACATTACAACCTCTTGAATTTACTGATTTAACAAATGCGATTACTGATGCAGAAGTTGAAAAGGAAACAGGTATAAAAAAAGAGGACCAAGAACCAGAACAAGAAGTCGAACAACCTGAAAATATTGAAGAATAATGGCAACAGCACTATTTATAAAAAGGTCAGATATTGTAAAAAATACAGCATTAAATGCTAATGTTGATACAGATAAATTTATACAATTTATTGCTCTGGCTCAAGAGATTCATGTACAGAATTATTTAGGTACTGATTTATATGATAAAATTAGTGCAGATATAATTGCTGGTACGTTAAGCGGTGATTATTTAAGTTTAGTAAATGATTACATACAACCTATGTTAATTCATTTTGCTATGATTGAATATTTACCATTTGCAGCATATTCTATATCAAATGGAGGTGTATTTAAACATAATTCAGAAAATAGTTCTCTTGCCAGTAAAGATGAGATTGACTTCTTAATTCAAAAGGAAAGAGATTATGCTGAATATTATGCGCAGAGATTTATAGATTATATGAGTTTTAATGCACCAAGTAAATTTAGTGAGTATTATAGTAACAACAATGAAGATATATATCCTGATAAAGATACAGGGTTTCATGGATGGCAACTATAAAAAAGACATATAAACCTAAACAGGTTAATCAAAAAAAACTATTAACTTATCTGAATAAGATAAATAATAAAACAAATAAATAATGGCTTCATTATCAGGAAATAAAATAAAAGATACTTATCAGTCATTAATCAAACTAACAGATAATGGCAATTTAACCACAGGAGCTAAACAACTTACTGATGGTTTTGGCAATAATTCTCCTTTATATATCTCTACAACTCAAATAGGTATAGGAGTAACACCAGAAGCAACTTTTGACCTTCACGTTTATCAAAATGCAAAAGTAGGAGGTAATTTAACAATAACAGGAGATTTAACAGTAAACGGAACAACAACAACTGTAGGAACAGATACATTATCTGTAAAAGACCCATTAATAGTATTAGCTAATAATAACACAAGTGCAGATTCAGTAGATATAGGATTTTATGGTAAGTACGCACCTAGTGGAACAACTTTATACGCAGGTCTATTTAGAGACACAGGAGACAATAAATTTAAACTATTTAGAGATTTAGAAGAAGAACCAACAACTACAGTTAATACAAGTGGTACAGGTTATACTAAAGCAGGTTTAGTTATTGGCGGTTTAGAAGCAACAACAGGGAGCTTTGCTGATGATATAACTTTAGCTGCTACAAAACGTCTTAAATATGCAGATGAAAAAATTATTATAGGTAACACAAATTCAACCTTAGGCAATCAAGCAATTAGTTTAGGTTACGATGCGGACTCTACAGGAAATCAATCTATCGGTATAGGTTATAACCCTGAAGCAAGTGGAACATATTCTGTAGCTATTGGATATAATGTTACAGCTAGTGGTACAGGCACATTTGTTTTTGGAACGAGTGGTTCTCATAGTGATGATAACACTCTTGTTGCTAGTGGGTTAGATTTAAAAGTTACAGGTACAGGACAAAGTAGTTTTGCAGGACAAGTTACTATACCTGCTACTCCAAGTGCAAGTACAGATGCAGCAAGTAAAGGATATGTAGATAGTCAAGTAGGTGCTAATAACGAATTATCAGAAGTATTAGCAAACGGAAACACTACAGGAGGTACAGATATATCGGTAAGTAGCGGAGACGATATTACTTTTGCAGATAGCAGTAAAAGTATTTATGGTGCAGGTAGTGATTTACAAATATATAGTGACGGAAGTTACAATTATATTCATTGCACAAGTAATGAATTAAGAATAAGGTCAAATACTTTAAGATTACTTAATTCGGCTGGTACAGCAAACTATATAACTGCTGATAATTTACAAGCAGTACAATTATACTATAATAACTCTAAAAAGTTTGAAACTACAAGCACAGGTGTTACAGTTACAGGCGCAGTTAGTGCAACTACTTTTAGTGGTCAATTAGATGGAACAATAAGTTCTGCAACTACAGCTACAACTCAAAGTGATGGAGATAATTCTACTAAAGTTGCTACAACTGCTTATGTTGATACAGCTATACAAGGACACGATACATTAGCAGAAGTTTTAGTTGGCGGAAATACTACAGGGGCAACTAAAATAGAAGTAAACAACACTTCAAGTGGAATAGATTTTATAGACAATGCAAAAGCAAGATTTGGAACAGATGATGATTTAGAAATATATCATAATGGTACAAACGCAGTAATTGATAATGGTACAAATAATATAGTATTTAACGTAGCAGGTAAAACTATAATAAATTCAAGCAGTACAGACAATGAATTAAATTTAGGACACAGCTCAGGAAACTGGTTTGCAAAAGCAACTAATAGTAATACACTTATAATAGGTAGCGAAAGTAATGCTACAAACAATATAACGCTTGACACTACAAATGGAGGAAGTGCAACTTTTTCAGGAGATGTTACTGTAACAGGTGGCGATTTAACTTTAGGTACTGATTCAATAGCTTCTAATATTAATGCAGTTGGAGATGTTTTAGGTATTAATGTGGATAGCAATACAGGTGGAGGTGCAGGTGCTAATATTCAATTAAAAACAGCAGGAACTACACAACTTACAATTAATAGTTCATCAGCAACTTTTGCAGGTCGAGTAGGAATAAATCAAACTTCTCCTAGTTCATTTTTCGCTAATGCTTCTCAATTAGTTATTGGAGATGGAAGTACAAGTAGAGGTATGACTATTTATGGTTCAAGTGCAGGTGATAGTCAGATATTTTTTGCTGATGGAGTAACAGGAGACCAACAATATAGAGGAATATTTAGATATGAGCATTCTTCAGATGCTATGGTTATGTTTACTTCAGCCACAGAAAGAATGCGTATAGATAGTTCAGGTACTGTATCTATTGGAAGTTCTGCTACATCAACAGATAGAAGGTTTCAAGTAACAGGAACAAATACAGATTTATCTGCAACTACAACACAATTTGGTATTGTAAATAATCCTACATATCCTAACACTATAACAAGCAATATTTATAACTTATATACAGGGCCTAATGTAACAAGTGGAGCAACACTAACTAATTTATATAATTTATATTTAGAAGCAAATAATTATTCAGGTTCAACTGTAACAAATTCATATGGTTTATATCAAGCAGGTACTTCTGACAAAAATTATTTTGCAGGAAACGTAGGAATTGGAGTAACTTCGCCTTTAGGTAGTTCTAAATTGCACGTTTCATCAGCCAATGGAACAGCTTATACTTCAAATGCACAATTAAGAGTAAGTGGAGGTGCTACTAATAATAATAGAGCAACTATTTTATTTAGTGATGATGCTTTATCAGATGGTAAACTGTCTTATTACCCTGCAAGTGGTACAAGTGCATATTTTTCATTATCTGCGAGAGGTACAGAAGCAGATTTTATAGTAAAAGCAGATGGAAACGTAGGAATTGGATTGACTAGTCCTGCGGCTAAATTAGAGGTTTATGGAAATGTACAAAACAACACTACAAGTATAGCTAATTCTGCTGCTTACATACGAGGAGCAGATGTAGGTATAGCTATCGGTCAATCGGCTTCTTCTCCATACGGTACTTGGGTTCAATCTCAAAGAAATTCAGACGGAGTAACTTTTCCTTTATCATTAAATCCATCGGGTGGTAATGTGGGAATTGGAACAACTTCGCCAAATGCTAAATTAGAAATTGGTAGTGGTCAAGCAAAAACTGTTACATCTGGTGTAGAATGGGCAAGATTTGGAACATCAAATGAAGCATCAAATTATGCAACTCTAACTTGTGAAGTAAAAGGTGGAGCAACGGCTGCTGATAGAAAATGGATATTTCAAACAATAGAATCTGGAGTTGCTAATGCAGGTAATATAATTTTTCAACCTTCTGGTGGAAACGTAGGCATTGGTACTGATTCGCCTAGAAATGATGCAAATTTTGTTACTTTACAAGTTGGAAACACAACAACTGGAGGTTCTCAAATAGTATTAGATGACAACGATACAAATGGACCTTGGAGAATCATAAGTAATCAATCTTTAATAATTAATGATGATGCAACAGAAAGAATGCGTATAGATTCTTCAGGAAATATCAAAACTGGGGATAATATAAAAATTATGGGGACTACTTTTGGTGATAGCTTTTTATCATTTTCATCAAATGGCAATACAGTATTAAAAGCAAATGATGATGTTGTAATTGGATACTCTAGTAGTTTGTATGTAAAACAAGGTGGAAACGTAGGAATTGGAACATCTTTGCCTGGATATATGCTTCACGTGCAAAGTAATAGTTCAAGTACATCAGCTGCTTTTTTTAGACCTAATGTTATTGGGTCAGGAGACCCTGCTGAACCTACAACTGTTTTTATTGATGGACAAAAAGCCGCTGCATTAGATATAAATAGATTTTATTCTCACGGAACTATAGTAAATATAAGACAAAACAATTCTAATGTAGGTAGCATAAGCGTTACAGGTGTTGCTACGTCTTATAACACATCTTCAGATTATAGATTAAAAGAGAACGTAGTTGAAATGACTGATGCTTTAGATAGAGTAAGTCAATTAAAACCTAGTAGATTTAATTTTATAGGACACGAAGAAATAGTAGATGGATTTTTAGCACACGAAGTAAGTGATATAGTGCCAGAAGCAATTACAGGTACTAAAGATGAAGTAGATGCAGAAGGCAATCCTGTTTATCAAGGAATAGACCAAAGTAAATTAGTACCATTATTAGTTGGTGCGATACAAGAATTACAAAAAAGAATAGAAATATTAGAAAATAAATAATTATGGCAAATACTTATAATTGGAGAATTAACGCATTAGATGCAAAAATCCACGAAGGAGATAACGACAATGTTATCTACACAGTACATTGGAGCTTTATGGCTACCGATGAGACAGGCGAGTATTCAGCAAGTTCAATAGGAACTATGGGCGTTGAATATAATCCTGAAGAACCTTTTATTGAATATGCTGACTTAACTAAAGAAGATGTAGTCGGATGGTTAGAAGAAGGTTTAGATGTTGAAACGATGAAATCTAGTTTAGACAATCAAATAGAGTTAAAGATAAATCCAGTTGACGAAACACTAAGACCTGACTGGGATTAATTTATTATATTTGAATAAAATTTAATATTATGTCAAAAATTACAAAAGAAGAACTAGAAACTTTATCAGAATCACAAAAGAAGTACGCTGCTATAAAGCACGACTTAGGACAACTTGAAGTACAGAAACACGGATTATTACATATGTGGGCTGCTATTCAAGAAGAAGATAACAAATTCAAACAAGAGCTAGAAGAAAAGTATGGTAAAATAAATATCAACTTAGAAGATGGTTCTTATGAAGAAATAAAAGAAGAAGAACAAGATAAAAATTAATTAAAATGAGCAAACCAAGTGAAATAGGAGAAGACACTAAGCTAACCTTAGATTTAAAAACAATCGGAATAGTTATAGCTGGAGCAGTTTCACTTGCTTTAATGTACACAGACCTTAATAAAGAAATTGAGGTTGCCAAAGAACTACCTAAACCTGAATTAACAAGAACAGAATATGATTTAAAAGACCAGTTAATCAGGGAGACTATTGAAAATACAGCAGAGCAAGTGCAAGAAAACTCAGAGAAACTAGACAAAATAGATGAGAAATTATATGAAATTATACAGAGATGAAAAAAATACTTGCCCTGATTGCATTTTTTGTATTTGCAATATCCAGTAGTCAAGAATATACTGTATTACACATTAATAGTTCTTGGAATTGGAAAAACGATTATAAGCATCTTAATAAAATAGAAGGTGCTAAAATTGTAAAGGCTTTATTAGAAGAACAAAATCCTTCAATAAAAAGTCAAATAAAAGCTGTACCTGTAATATTTATTTATAAAGATAGAAGCGTTATAGGTAGATGGGATGCTGATATTTCATTAACTATAAAAGCATCTGTTGAAGAAATACAAGATGTAATAAATAAAAGTAAATATACAAGAAGAGCATCAACTAACTAATAAATTATGATAAGCAAACATATATCTGAAAAAGAAGCAACAAAAAGTGTTACAGCTCTAAGATTAGGTATAGACAATACACCTAATGGAGATTCTCTAAGTAATATGAAATTAGTTGCTGAAAAAGTATTTGAACCATTAAGAGATTGGGTAGGTGGTCCAATCAAAATAAATTCATTTTATCGCAGTACAGCTTTAAATGAAGCTATCGGAGGAAGTGGTCGGTCTCAGCATTGTCAAGGACGTGCACTTGACCTAGATGATATATATGGTTATAAAACAAATGCAGAAATGTTTGCATATATAAAAGATAATCTTGATTTTGACCAAATGATTTGGGAGTTTGGCAATGAAGATAATCCTGATTGGGTTCACGTTTCTTATGTAAGTGAAGAAAAGAATAGAAACAAGATACTCAAAGCAGTAAGAGATGATGGTAAAACTAAATATATAGATATAACAAATGGCTGATAAAAAGAAATTTAAAGATACTACTGTAGGTAAATTATTATTTGGTGCTGCAACAGTTGTTTCACCACAACTAGGTTCTATATTAAATGGAGTTACATCTCCTAAAGATGCTATTGCAGAAATAACAAAAGCTAAAATACCTACAGAAGATAAAATAAAACTACAAACATTAATTTATGAGCAACAAAATAAAGAAATGGAAGAAATTAGTACAAGATGGAAAGCTGATGCAGCTAGTGATAGTTGGCTTAGTAAGAATGTTCGTCCTATTGTGCTTATTTGGTGTATTGTGGTGTTTAGTTTTGCTGGTATATTGGATTCAGTTGATTCAATACCTTTTAACATAGGCACTACATGGAACGATACATTTGAAAAAGTTATGATGGCTGTTGTATTAGCATATTTTGGTGGTAGAACAACAGAAAAAGCAAGTAGCATTATCAAAGGTAAATAATGGCAAAAAGAGCGGCTGTACATATCTATAAATCTAATAGTCGCAAAAGAAAAGGCGTACACGCTAAAACAAAATCAAGTAAAGTAAAATCAAGTAAGAACTATCTTAAACGATATAAAGGACAAGGAAAATAAATTCAATAGGTATATTTTTCCTCCTTTGTGAATTTAATAGGTATTTTTTACTATCTTTGTGAATTCAATAGGGTGTTTTATTAACTCTCATTGATTTTCTTT